CGCTAGTGACTAGGACGCCGTTGTTAGCGGTTGCTAACCCTGCAATCGTGTTGGTCGCAGAGCTGTACAATAGTTGATTTGCAACCGTGGCCGTTAAGCCTGTGCCGCCGTAGGGAACCCCAATACCTGTGCCGTTCCATACGCCTGTCGCGATTGTACCGAGTGCAGTAATGTTGCCTTGAACCGCGGCAGGTAATGTTGAACTAATTGAAGGCACACCACCGGCGCTAGTGACTAGGACGCCGTTGTTAGCGGTTGCTAACCCTGCAATCGTGTTGGTCGCAGAGCTGTACAATAGTTGATTTGCAACCGTGGCCGTTAAGCCTGTGCCGCCGTAGGGAACCCCAATACCTGTGCCGTTCCATACGCCCGTTGCGATTGTACCGAGTGCAGTAATATTGCCTTGAACCGCGGCAGGTAATGTTGAACTAATCGAAGGAATGCCACCGGCGCTAGTAATCAGTACGCCATTGTTAGCAGTTGCTAACCCCGATAGTGTAGTTCCCGCGGCTGCGTAATACGCAACTTGGTTAATTAACCCTGAGTTAACCGTTCCGGTGTTTACGGGTGTCGCCCACACGCCATCCCCCCGCCAGAAAGTGGTAGCAGACGCCGTGGTTCCTGAGTTTAAGGAAGCAACTGCGACTTGTACCGCGGTAGGTAACGCTTGCGTCCAGGTAGGCACGCCGGCCACGCTCGTGCTTAAAATACTACTATTGGCTGTAGCGAGTCCGGCGATTGTATTATTGGCAGAGCTATAAAGCAGTTGATTAATCGTTGTACTTGTTAAGCCCGTGCCGCCGTAGGCAACCCCGATACCTGTGCCGTTCCAAACGCCTGTCGCAATTGTCCCCAGTGCGGTAATGTTGCCTTGAACCGCGGCAGGTAATGTGGAACCAATCGAAGGAATGCCACCGGCGCTAGTAATCAAGATGCCGTTGTTAGCCGTTGCCATTCCCGTAATTACGTTGTTCGCCGAGCTAAATAAAATTTGATTAATCGTTGTGCTCGTTAACCCCGTGCCGCCGTAGGCAACCCCAATGCCTGTGCCATTCCAAACGCCGCTTGCGATTGTTCCGAGTGCAGTAATGTTGCCTTGAACAATTGCAGGTAATGTTTGAGCAATTGACGGCACGCCGCCCGCGCTAGTGATTAAGACGCCGCTGTTGGCGGTTGCTAACCCGGATATTACATTATTCGCAGAGCTATATAAAAGCTGGTTAATAGTGGACGTAACCGGCCACACGGTAGTACTCCAAAACGGCGCGTCACTAGAGCCCGACATGAGCATTTGTTGCGCTGTTGCGGGGCCGCTTAAAATAGCACCCTTGCTTGCCGTACTATAAAAAATGCCACCAAGACTTGCGGTTAAATTGGCTTCGGTTCCCCCTTGCGACAAAGGTAAAATCCCTGAAAATTTACCAAATTGTGAATATGTTACAGGGTCGGTTCCAATGGTCGTAACGGGCGTTAAGTTTAGCCACAATGTACCACCCCAAACCGTGCCGTTTGTAACGGGTATTAACCCTGTCGTGTTTATTTCTGTAGGCGTATCGTAGTACGTTGCACGTGTTAAAATCGCGGGCGTGCCTACCGTCCCCGCTGTCGTTAGAATATAAATACCGTTATACGCGCCCGCACCGTCTGTATCGTCTTTATACAATATCGCAGAGTTTACCGGCGGCGTAGTGCCGTCTGTTGTAAACGCGCCATTACTCCCGGCGGTTAAGGTAGCACCAACACCCGCCGCGCCATTAACATACGTGTAACCCGTCAAATTGGTAGTGCTTGACGCGTAACAAGGAGGTGCAGGGGCTAATCCTGCAACCGCCGAATCCACATAAGCTTTGCTCGCGGCATCCGCTGGGTCTGTAGGTAATCCAGGCAGGACGATAACGTCGCCCGGCATCCAGTAATCCGTTCCATTAACCGCGTTTGCTAGTGTCGCAACGCCGCCTGAAACGGATTGTTTTAATAACCCGGTTGCCAGTGAACCGAGTGAAAAACTATTAGGGTATAATGCGGCCTCGTTACTTAACAGTACAAACGGCGCAAGCATATTAGGAACCGCGTTAATTAATACAAAAGCATCAAAAACGCCAGAATATAAAAAGTAACTTAAACCGCTTGATATTATCTCGCCACCAACTAACGCATGACCGGACGCGGAAACTATCGGATAACTTATTGAGTTTAACGTAAGAGTAGACGCGCCTGTGTTTGCGTGACCACTACCAATTTGCAAGATAACACCCAACGCTCCAAAAATAGCCGGAGGTGCAGGGTTTATTGTAGCCACATAGGCATTGGCCGCGCCCGCGTCAATTGCAAAGTTGTATAAATTAGATTGTACTAAAAACGTGTTAGCCGCTGAAAAGGACGGATTTGTTAAAGCGAATGTTCCCGCAACCGCGTTATATACCGTAATGTATGTCGTGCCCGACTGTATATCGCCCGGCGCTACTGCTGCGCCTGCTAAATCCATTAATACCGGAGCGAGTGCGTTAACTTTTAACGTAGGTGCTGAGGTCGTATTAGTGCCAGGCGCAGTGAATGTAACAATTAAACCATCCGTTAACGTGGATACCGCCGGGTTTAATAGCACCGTGTAATTATCAGCAAGATAGGTAACTGAGGTGGCATTATTAAAAATGCCTTGTTGGACTTGTGACGCGGTCACACCCCCACCACCTCCCCCACCAAAAGGAACATCAAAAACATACAGCCATTTAATAAACTCTGCGGGTGATACACTCATGTTTAAGTCCGTTTGTTATGATGTTATTGGTCGATAAAGGGCGATATCCCGGTAATATTTGTACCGTCGTTTGTGTATGTTTGTACGTAGGTAATACCGTCGTATATCGTGGTTATGGTTTCGATAAATGCGCCGTCAAAGGTTAGTGTTAGCGGTAAATCATCGAGGGGTAGTGCCTTGCCGTTGCTGGCCGTAACTGTTGAACTCATGATTTCATCGTCCCTTTCATAATTTCTTGGTATATCTTAGCCGCTTCAATAGGGTCTGTCACTGTTATAGTTAGTGCGGATACCGGTTTTTTTTCTTCGTTTTCTTCGTCATCGGCCGCGGTGCCGAATTCTCCGACGGTTTCAAGATAAAACCGGATAGCGTTAAAATGGCCTTTTTTTACTAGCTCCATAAGTTTATTGGCAACAAACGCCGTGCCTTTTGATTTCCCTTTATTAAAATATTCTAAAATTTCAGGAAAACGTCGGCGTTTAGTTTGCCACGTAGTATGAGCTATCCCATAGTAGTCCCGAATTTGTCTCTGATTCAATCCACAAGATGACAGCTTTTGGATTTCGTCAAGCATTTCCTGGGTTAATATGAATGCGAGCGGACGTCCTCGTAATGTTTTTTTAATTTCCTCAGCCATAATTTACCCCTTAACAGCTTTTTTACCTGTAAAAATTTCATATCTTTTTATGAGCATAGTCGCATACTTTGGGTCTAACTCCATCATTAGCGCGCGTCGTTGTGTTTTTTCAGCCGCTATCATAATTGTGCCACTGCCGGCAAACGGGTCATACACATACTCACCGGGGTTTGTATGGTGCGCAATGGAACGCTCGAAAAGTTCGACCGGTTTTTGTGTTGGGTGTGCGGTTTTATCGTCTTTTGAGCCTGAATTATTCCTGTTAGGAATCGCACAGTCCCAAACGGTCGTTTGTTTTCGGTCGCCTTTCCAGTTAGATACCGCGCCTTTTTTAACAGCGTACCAGCAAGGTTCGTGTTTCCAATGATAGTTTGACCTTCCAAAAATAAAATTTCCTTTATTCCAAATAATTTGCTGTTTTACGTCGAACCCGGCGTCTCTTAGGTTTTCCATAACCACATCGGTGAACCTTGAGGCATGCCACACATACGCAATATTTCCCGGAAAAAGAACATATGCATCGTACCAGTCGGCTCGGTCGTCATTCTGAATAACGTTTTTGTTATTTTTAGCACCGTCTTTCTTTGCCTTGTCGCGCCATGACATGTCAAGCTTAACGCCATACGGCGGGTCGGTAATCATAGTATTAGGTAACTCGCCATTCAACAACCGTTCAACATCAGTCGCCACGGTAGAATCCCCACACAGTAACCTATGGTTGCCCAGAGTCCATACTTCGCCCAGGCAGGTAACGGCTTCCTCGGGTATCTCAGGGCAACTATCGTCGTCAACGAGGCCGTTAACTTCTTCAAAAAATAGGTTAGATAATTCATCATCGTTAAATCCGGTTAACTTTAAATCAAAGTCTATATCTTTTAGACTCTCCAATTCATTTTTTAAAATATCCACATCCCAGCTACTTCCTAGCGCGATCTTATTTGCCGCTAGAGTGTACGCTATGCGGTTTTCTTCGTTAAGGTGGCTGTGTACTATGGTTGGTACTTGCGTCAAACCTAGAGCCTTGGCGGCGGCTACACGGGCATGACCGCTTATAATCACGTTATTTTCTGATATTTCGATGGGATCATTGAATCCAAAAATGCTGACTGAGTGCATGATCTGTTTAATTTGTTCCGGGCTATGCACCCGGGCGTTCTTCTCATAATCTTTTAACTTGCTGATATCTTTTAAAACGATGTCCATGTTTTTTCTTTTTATTATTAACGTGTTGACAGTATATCACACGGGGTATAGACTGGTACAGAATTTATACGTAATGATCAGAAATCCTCACACCCTCACACCTCAAAACGTCTACCTCACACCTCAAAACACCTAGGTGACAGGCACATAACCCACGTCCTATAAGGCTTCCTCACACCTATCACACCTCCACCTACGTTTCCGAGAGGACGAGCTGCGTGTACACAGTATATACAGCTCCCTGTACGCACTGTGTACAGCCCACTATTACTATTTATTCTTATATACAATAAGTGTGTGAGGTGTGATAGGTGTGATAAACGTAGGCGGGGCGTGGATTTTTTGCCACACACCTATGTTTTTGAGGTGTGAGGCATGGGTTTGAGGTGTGAGGTTGCCTTATATACTGTGATTTTTGGGCGTAAAAAAAGGGAGCCGAAGCCCCCTGTATATGTGTTTTTACGGTTTCAAGTCATCACACGCTTTAACAATGCGTACCGTCTACGCCAGTCATAGCTCTTAGAACCGGTCATTTTGATCAATATTGCGCCCATACGTGTGGCTTGGCCTTTACTAATGTTGGTATATCCAATATAGGTGAGCACATCGGACGCGGTCATTAGCACGGTATCCCTCTCTTTATACCCGTCTGAAAAATCAAAATACGCTTCAACTTTTTCTCTAAAGGGGTCGAGTTGGGTGTGATGTTCGTTAAGGTCGTTAAGTTCTTGGAATTCTTCGGTGGTGAGCCACGTTTGACTTTCTGATTGCCATATGTGGTATACCTCCGCCCATACTTGTGCGATATCGATATCATGCATGAAATCAATTTGAGTTGTGGGTATTGTCCACCAGCGCCGGTTCCCGGTTTCGTCTATTAGAAAATTAGAATCATTAACCGAGGCGGCATACACTGAGCGTCTAGGAAGATAGCTATTTTTACGAGCGTAGGGCGCGCGCACAATATCGATGGTATTAGTTAAGTGACTTTTAAGACGTGCGATATCGGCTTTTCTAAACGTTGCGTCTAGCTCGCCGAGTTCAATTATCCAGTGTGACGCTAATGTTAAGATATTATCTTTATTTGACGGGTCTAAAATAGCGCCTTCTTTTACGGCGCAGCAATCAAAGGGATCTAGCGATTTAATGAATCTTGTTTTACCTATGTTTTGTGCACCTGACAGCACTAGCACACCTGAGGCCGCGAAACCTCGCTCACTATGCGCGGCGGCCATTGCTGATATTAGCCAGCGTTTTATGAGTTTATAAGATAGCTTATCGTTTTCGGTGTGAACTGTGGATATAAACCGCTCAAGTCGTGGGAGGCCGTCCCATGGGTTTTTTGCTAACCCTTCAACAATGGGGTGGTAGGCGTCTCTTTGCGCGATAGTATCCAAATTTTTATCAATACGGATTATGGGCAGCTCGTTAAATAACGCTATATCTTCAAGGATTGCCAGAGTTGCGTTTTGTTCGTCTTCTTTTAAAAGGGCTATGCCCGGTAGAGCAATCTCTCTTAAGCGCGACATAGTATTCCACCGCACCGTCACACCATAGGCATCAAGCAAGCATTGAAGATTTTCGGGAATATCTAGCACTTTTGAATTACTTGAAATTCTCGGATAAGAAAATTTATTCAACGCTTGTTGATTAAAAGAGCAAGGTGCGGTAAAGTCGCTTTGCTTGTGAGAGAGCGGACTTAAGTAATTTTTCATTGTCTGTTTCCCCCGTGCGCTTAGTATGGTACGGGGTAAATAGTCTTCTCTTTCCCACTTGTCGCGTTTTAGCTGCGATAACTGCATAATTTCTTGCACACGCTCGCAATTCCCCCCTAACCAGTAATGTAACCGATACGCTATTGAACTATCCGCTCGGCTACGGTCGTATACATCGCCCGATACCGACGGGTAAAATTGTGCAAGTATTCCCTCGTTATTTTCGAATAAGTCTTTAAATGTTGCGTGTTGTTGTTCGTCTGAGAATATTTGACTTGCTGATTTTTTAGCGTTTAATAATTGATGTATAAGCGTGGCGTTATCTGGTGGTGTCATACCGGAGGCGCATTCTGTCGTCCATTCTGCGCGGTCGCTGTCACCGGGGGATTTTAACAGGCCGTAGGTTTTTATGTAATCATGCAACGCCCGGGTGTGTATAGTCTCGGCGTTACCTTGCGCGCCGTATTCAGTTAGAGCGACAAAGCGTCCTGAGGTGTAAAGCTCTAACCCTCGTGCGCTATCACGACAAGTATGTTCCGGGGTCTGCCCTTCGTATTTTCCGATTATGTGTAACCCGCGTTTAGATTGTGATATTTCCACATATGCGCCTGCAAACCGTTGGCAGGTATCTAATGCGAGTGGTGTCCACTGACCGTTAGGCTGTAGGCAGTTATCTAAGTCGATAAAAAAATAGTTGTCTTGACTTGTGATCGCAAAGCCTAAAGTATAGGAATCATCGAGGAGAGTTAACAGCGTCCTCGCCGCGGCATAAGTCATATGTATTGTGGGGTCTTGCGCGTCATGCGGTTTTAAGGTTTTAGGGTGTAATGGTATTTTATTCATTTTTCCAGATTCTAACGCTACGTATTGAGCAATAATGAATCTTGGGGCTTGAGAGAGTTCGGTACTTTTCATAAATATAGTCCTTTAATTTGTTAAGTGACTAAAAATTTTCATTTTTAGTTCGAATGGGAACACGTCCTTTTTCTCGGCCACGTACTCAGCCAGGATAGGTATAATCTCCTTTTCTATCGCAATATCCAATACCCGCGCCCTTGCTTTTTCGAAAGTTCCGAAATAAAAAGCCATTACGCTGTGTTGAATCCCGTAATGTTGTTGGAAATTATAGCCTGTTACGTTTTTTAATCCGATTTTTAAAGCAAGTGCAAGCAAGTCTTTTAGTAACTCCGCGCGCCTTATATGTTTTTCGTCCGGTTTACATTTTGGGCGTTTAATTTTTGGCTGGATTTTTAGAGCTTTATCTTCCAGCGTGCTCTTTGGCCGCCCGGCTTTCTGTTTCATTTTTGTGCCCTCTATTTTTTAAAAGCGCCTCAATTACTAAATTAAGGCAACGACCGCAAGGGTATCGTTCCTCTAAAAACAGGCCATTCATTGCGGTTGCATCCAGCGATTTGAAATAAAACTCGAGTCCCAATGTTTCGCCGCACCAGGCTTTTCCTTCATCCGTTATAGATTTTATGTGATTCAAAACGATCCCCTTTCAGTTACAAACTTTGCGTCTCCGCCATGAGACTGTATTAAGTCAATCCATCTTTTTTGCGCTATTTCTCGGTCTGTTCCCCGAAATTGCCAACCTTGAAATTTAATTTCACGGCTTACGAATTGCCCTATGGTCATGCCCAGGTGTTTGGATGTGATAACAATTGGTCGAATTCCTATTAAGTCCGAGGATTTTAGGACGGCGTTAAGCGCGACTGAATCGTTAGCTAAGCCATAGCGTATAAAGTCGCCATGACTTGTATATGTCGCGCCCAAATTATTACGCCATAATTTTATGCCTAACTCACTTGCTTCTAACCGTACATCGTTTAAAATAGCAATTTCTGATCGCATGTTATCTTCCCTTATATTGGTTTTAAGTCCTCGATAGCGTAGAGTATTCTGTCTGATAATACAATAGCATCCGCCACGTTTAACGTTTGCGCGGTAAGTACATCCGTGTTAAAATTAAAGTAGAACTGTCTATATATCTCCGAATCTTCGTTACCTGAATGCTTTAAATATCCCGCCCACATCGCTATATTAGCCCGCAAGTTATGCTGTGCATCGCTTCGGGCTTGATGCTTAGTAATAATTGCTTGCTGGATATAGGGCGCTAGGTGCGCAGGCGGATGCGCCTGGCCGTCAATGCGTGCAATTTCTCCGCGCAAACGTGACAGCGTTTTTTCATCAAGTTCGGTCAAGTCCCCGTCTACAAACTCCGGTAATCCCCTAAAAGTTGGCGGCGAGTAATGGCCGCAATGGGGGCATGATTTGTATCTCCGCGTATATACCGCGTAGCATTTTAAGCAGGTTTTTAGGGGTACTACGTCATCCGGTGCGTTACGCGCTTTGCGTTCTCTCGCATCTAGCGACCAGTTTCGTGGTGCGTCCGGTAATCCATGGCGCATGCAGTTATTAACGTGGTCGATAATAAGGGCGTGCTCTTTGCCCGGCAGTGGGCGCAGGCTTCGGCCGAACTGCTGGGCAAAAACAGTATAGGATTGTGTTGGTCGCGCCATGCTAATTACTTCAATTGCTGGGACGTCTACCCCCTCGCCGAGGATATCCACATTGACTAGTTGTAATATTTCTCGGTTCTTAAACTTGTGCATTAAGGTATAACGTAACAGGTCGGGCGTTTTGCTACTGATAACCTCCGCGGGAACCCCGTGTTTTTTAAATTCTAACGCGATATCTGTAGCCGCTTGAATATCTACCGCAAAAGTTACACCCAATTTGCCGGGTGCTATTTTCAAATAATGCTCGACTACATCCCCGGTTATTTTTGATTTGTGTACCGCGGTTCTAAGCTTGGGCGCGCTGTAGTCGCCTCCGGCGGTAATCGTTACGTTTGATAAGTCCAAGTCGCTCGGGGGCGCAAAAATACGGTAATCACATAATGAACCCTGTAAGATTAAATCGCGCATCGTTACGCCGCACACTAGCGCATCCGCAAGGCCGTCTGAATGCCTCCCTAAGCCTTTGCCGTCTGAGCGACACACGGTTGCCGTAGGGTATAGCCCCCTAGCGTTTGGAAATAATGACGCCGCTTTACCCCATTTATTTTTTTTAAGAACATGATGCCCTTCATCTTGTACGACCAGCGTAACTTGTTTAAACCATGCGCTATGCTCGGGCAAACGTATTAACGTATCAACCGCCGCGACCTGACATAGCGCCAGCGGATCATACCAGGATTTTTTAAACTCTAATAAATGCGTGCTGATAATTTCTCGTATTGTAGCTTTTTGCGCGATGATATTATGCTGGATGCCAAAACGTGCGAGGGTTAGGGATATTTGACTAACCAATTCCAAACGGTGTGCGATTGCCACGCTATACCCGTGATGGTTTGCTAGTATGTGACTCATAATCACAGTTTTGCCCCCGCCGGTTGCCAGTTGTAGCATGACGTTTTTATGACCATTCGCCCAATTCGCGTAGATATCGTGCACGGCTTTTATTTGGTAATCTCTTAATCGCATGTAATGTACTGCTGTTGTTGACAGATAATGCATTATGGGGATATTATAGGTTTTTGTCAAATTGTGGAGCAAGTAGCGTGATAAGAATTGAGATAACCGACCCGGATTCAACGGATAAAAAAGCCTTGCGTGGCATTGCTGAATATTTATTATCTTTTACCGAAGATACACCGGAGGCGGAGTCTAGGACGATTAAATGCATTATACCTGAGGACGCCATGGTTCCGGGCACGCCTGTTAGTATACCTGCTGGCACCCTAGTTCCCGGAGAGTGGTTGGACACACCGATACCCGTAACGCCTTTTTCGCCGTTCAAAGACGAGGAGGTTCCTACCGCGGACTTTAAGGTGTTATCGCCCTTTAACGAGGGTGTTTGGGTAGATCCCGTTCAAAGTTCGGAAACAACGGCTGTTGAACCGCCGTCGCCGCCGCCTCCCGTAAAACCCAAGCGCGGTGAAGGGTTAGACAGCCGCGGATTTCCGTGGAACGAGCGCATACACACACGTGTAAAAACTAAAAACAAGGACGGGTCATGGCGTTATCTACGCGACGCTCCCCCGCGAATTGTAGCAGAGGTTGAAAATAGTTTTTTAGGTATTCCTACCCCTCCCGAAGTACCTCCGCCCCCTTCCAAACCTGAGGTTCTCGCGCCTATGGAATTTTCAGAATTAATGGAAATAATAATTGATGCTACTGCCAGCGGAAAAATAGACAGAACGCAGATAATGGAAGTTTTGCATAAATTTGGATTTAATACCATTCCTGCGGTTTCTGAACACCCCGATAAAATCCCGGTAATTGCGGGTTTGCTCAAGGAGATTATTAAAAATGCACGCTAGACTGGCACCATCAAGCGCGGCGCGGCGTGTAGCGTGTCCGGGGTCTCGTGCGCTTGAGGAAAAATACCCGGAACGTGAGGATTCTCCACACGCACGAGAGGGTGAACTCGCGCATCGAGTCGCGGCGGCGGCATTGCTTGGGGATACGATAGATGAACTCGGCGTAACTGAGGAAATGATTGAAGGCGCTACGCTATACCGCGGTACAATAGAACCCTTTGGAATACGGGGGCAGAATATTGAAAGCCGTGTTGATATTTCAATAATACATCCAGACTGCTGGGGTACACCGGATTATCACATAAATCATAAAGACACGTTATATGTGTTTGATTATAAATTCGGTCATGGATATGTCGAAGTTTTTGAAAACTGGCAGCTTTTGGAATACGCGGCCGGACTAGTATCTAGTCAATATAAAAGCGTTAAGATGTCTAAAATTACGTTTGTAATAGTACAGCCTCGTTGTTATTCCTCCGCTAAAAAAGTTAATAGCTGGACTATCTCGGTTTCTGAGTTAAGGTCCTACTTTGAAAAATTACTGATACAAGAAAACGCGGCGATGCAATCAAACGCACAATGTAACCCTAACCCCGAATGTTCTAACTGTCGTGCCCGCCACGCTTGCCCTGCGCTACAAAAAACTACGCTTGAATATACGACTATGAGTACCCCGAATACTTCCGTGGAATTAACCGCGTCTGAGGTCGGACAAGAATTAAAATATTTAAAACACGCGGCGGATCTGTTGGACGCACGCATTACCGGGCTTGAAGAGGAGGCGAAATATAAAATAAGGCAGGGCGAAGCTGTTACTAATTTTCGCCTAGAATTAGGAAACGGGCGTGAGTATTGGAAAGCTAGCGTTGAAGACATTATCGAAACCGCGGCGTTATTTGGGATTGATGTTAAGAAACCGCAAGAGATACTCACACCTGCACAAGTTCGAAAACAAAAATTGCCTGAAAAGATTTTAAAAAGTCTGGCAGAATATAGGTTTGGGGCGTTAAAGTTAACGGAAGTTCATGGGAATTTACCGCGTAAAATATTTGGAGGGAACCATGTGGAATAAAATAGTATGCTTTTTTTTAAATCATAAGCTTGAACCCGCGATTACTCGGGATTGCGATTTGCAAGGACGCCTGATACAGGTCTACTGTAGACGATGCCGGAAGTTCATCCGAGTGAGTCTCCGGCATGATTGATATGATAAACCACCCGCCGCACTACGCCGCTAATGATGTTTTTTGCAGTTGCGGAAAACACGTTGAGTGTATTGATATCGTTAAAAACCAAAATTTTTGCATAGGTAACGCTGTAAAACACCTGTGGCGTTACACGTCAAAGAACGGGATAGAGGACTTAAAAAAAGCCCTCTGGTACTTAACGTTTCAAGCGCAGCAAGGGGAGTATGTATTTCGCGAGGTCTTATGTTCGAAATGTTTAGCCACGTTGCGCTCCACCGTTCTCGGGTCGGGCGAGTTTTCTCCGCTGGTTGAGGCCGCACTTGAAGGTATTTTTTGCAGTCTTCCCTTGCGTCATATTACCCCCTTGATAAAACAGGAAATTTTTAGACTATCCACTGAAAATGTGGATAACTAGCAAAATACATCTTGTATTATAAGACAAGATAGCATATAATATCATTTTTAACTAAGGACATTTAAATATGAGTAGATGTGAATTATTAACCCCCATTGGTCGTTTGGTTCAAGGGTCTCTATATAGCGGCGCTACTACTGACGCCGAAAATAAACCGCTCGTCTATAAATCCGGCGCTAATCTCGGCCAGCCTCGCGTTAACTTTTGGTTTGCATTAGCCTTAGGAAAAAAAGGTGAGACGCACTGGAACCAAACCGAGTGGGGGAAAAAAATATGGGAAGCTGGGCAGGCAGGATTTCCTGACGGTCGCGCTAATAGTCCCACTTTTGCTTGGAAAGTTGTGGATGGTGACAGTTTAATACCTAATTCACAGGGTAAACGACCATCGGATAATGAGGGCTTTCCGAAAAATTGGATATTAAAATTTTCTGGTGCTTTTGCGCCTAGCCTATTTAACGAAAATGGCACGCTTCCCCTGATAGAACCTAATGCGATACAGCTCGGCGATTACATACAGGTTTATGGTTATGTTGAAGATAACAAAAGCAATCAGCAGCCGGGTGTTTATCTAAATCATAGTATGATTGCGCGCTCAGGATATGGTCAACGTATCGTGCTGGGGGCTGATCCGAAATCTGTGGGATTTGGCGGCCAAGCGTTACCCGCAGGCGCGAGTGCCACCCCGGTTACAACGGCTTTTCAAATGCCGACGCCTCCCCCTTATATACCTGCGCCCGTTCCCGTCCCCGCCGCACCGGAAATGATCGAACCTTATCCTGGCATCCTAATACCTGCGCCGGTTCCGACACCATCGGCTCCTGCTCCCGGTCGTATTATGTTACCTGCGGCCAATGGCGTGTCTTACGCACAGTACATTTCAGCGGGTTGGACGGACACACAATTAATCCAGCTCGGTTATATGCAAGCATGAAAAATGTTTCACGTGAAACATTCAGACGCTAATATGTTTCACGTGAAACATTCTCAAAGGTTTTTCAATGATTCCAAAACCCCCTAAGTTAGAAAATTTTCTCTATGGTCAAACGTTGCGTGCGGGCATGGGCACGACTACCGTTCTCGCTGATATCGATTTTGAGACGTATTCTGAGGCTGGTTTTATCTGGAATAAAACGACTCAACGTTATCAAGCGCCACCTAACGCCGTTAAAAAAGGCTTACCCACAATCGGCGCGGCGGTTTATTCAGAGCACCCCAGTACCGAGGTTTTAAGCTGCGCGTATGATTTAAAAGACGGCAAAGGTAAGCGCCTATGGTTGCCCTCGCATGTCATAGAGCCGTGGGATCTATTTGAGCATATCGCATCAGGACGTTTGCTTGAGGCTTGGAACGTGAGCTTTGAACGTTGGATTTGGATAAATGTGTGCATGCCAAAATACCATTGGCCGCCTGTCCCGTGGGACTCGTGGCGTTGCGCTGCGGCTAAGTCGGTCGCCCACGCGATGCCGAAATCGCTAGACCCTGCGGGTACTGTTTTAAACATAAAACATAAAAAACATAAAGACGGCGTGCGGCTTCTCACAAAGTTTAGCATGCCGCGCAATCCCACAATATCGAATCCACAAACGCGCATCCGGGTATTGGAGGACTACGCGGACGCGGAAAAACTTTATGCCTATAATTTACAAGACATTGCCGCGGAGGCGGAACTATCAAGCCTTATACCGGATTTAATACCGAGTGAACTAGAATTTTGGAAATGCGACCAAGCGATTAATTACCGCGGTGTGATGCTCGACCATCGTTCAATTTTGAACGCGATTAAAATCATCGAACAGGCGCACAAGAAATACAATAGCGAACTATCAGGAATAACCGGCGGCACCGTTAAAAAAGCGTCCGAAATCGCCAAGATACGTGCGTGGGCAGCGACGCAAGGAGTTGTCGCGCACACGCTTGACGAGGAAAAAATAACGGAATTATTAGCAACGGAGATACCCGCGGGTGTTCGCCGTGTTTTTGAAATCCGGCAGCTCATAGGCTCGGCGGCTGTTAAAAAACTTTACGCAATGCATAATAAAATATCTAAAACAGGACGAATTCATGATTTATTTTTGTATCACTCCGCACGTACAGGGCGTGCGGCTGGCGTTGGTGTACAACCGCAAAATCTGCCTAACTCTGGACTTGAAACCTCGCGTTGTCCTGATTGTGACAAGCAATCTTATAATTTTAAAAAGTGTCCCTGGTGTGGTCAAACGGAGAAACCTTTGACTCTGAACGAATGGAACCCGGAAGCCGTTGAAGATGCGCTAGTTACGATAAACACCGGGTCGCTGACATGCGTTGAGTACCACTTTAAAGACGCCATTGCGACGGTTTCGGGGTGTTTAAGGGGGTTGTTTATTTCAGCGCCAAAGCATGACCTTATTTGCTCGGACTATAGTGCGATTGAAGCGGTTGTTTTAGCAGAACTTGCGGGCGAAAAGTGGCGGAAAGAGGTTTTTAGGACGCATGGTAAAATTTATGAGGCGTCCGTATCTAAGATAACGGGGAGACCACTTCAGGAATACTTAGACTATAAAAATAGCACAGGGAAGCACCACCCTGACCGAAAATTGGGAAAAGTTGCTGAGTTATCCTCCGGTTACCAAGGTTGGATTGGTGCGTGGAAAGCCTTCGGGGCGGACGCATTTTTTACAGATGAAGAGATTAAAAAAAATATACTGGCGTGGCGTGCTGCAAGCCCGGCAATCGTTGAGTTTTGGGGCGGTCAAACACGGCGTTGGAAGCCGGAGTTTTACGGTACGGAAGGCGCGGCGGTTCAAGCGGTGATGTTCCCCGGCGAAGTATTCACATGTCAAGGTATTGCGTGGGAGGTTCGCGGTCAAGCGCTCTATTGCAAGCTACTGTCGGGCAGATATTTGACGTATCATCGCCCCCGATTAGTGCCGTCCGCGCGAAACCCCGATGCGCTTTCTTTGAGTTTTGAGGGCTGGAATTCTAACGCAATTTATGGCGCACCCGGTTGGATGCGCATCGAGACGTGGGGAGGCCGTTTAGTTGAAAACGTAGTACAAGCTACGGCTCGCGATATACTTGCGCACGCTATTGTTGCGTTAGAACGTGCGGCCTACCCTGTCGTGTTACATGTGCATGACGAAATAGTCTCCGAAGTCCCCGAAAAATTCGGAAGCGTTGGAGAGTTTGAAAAGATAATGTCGACAATGCCAGCGTGGGCGGCCGACTGGCCGGTAAAAGCTCAAGGAGGCTGGCGTGCAAAAAGATACTCGAAATAATCTTGACGTATAATACAAGATGCTATATAATAGACACGTACAAACAAAAAGGGGGTTTTAAAATGAAGGTATTTGACGTTGTTGTAGAAAATTTCGGGAAAAAAATAATCGGGACATATGCTTCTCGCTTAGATAATATTGACTGTCTTATAGACAAAAGGATCCAAGTAAAAGTATTCGATTCAAAAGGCAAGGAAATTATAAAAACCGGTAATTTAAAAGTGGTTCTTAATGATAACGAATGATGAGTTAATAGAGCTGGAAGTTGACTTGAAAATGCAAGCTATGCAGCTTTCTAACATGGATGCTCGTCTCGTAAAAATCTGCGAAGAAATAGAAAGCATTCGGTCAAATTTATCTATGATGATGACGATGTTACGTATATCCACGGCAATAATTACGGTAATAGCGGTACCCATATTATTACATTATTTTAAACTAACGTAAAGGAAACTGAGAAATGCTAGACGAAGGTATAGAACCCCCAGAAAACTTAAAATATCAAGACTATGCCAACGATAATATACGAAAACGAAAACGCCGTGAAGCTGGAAGACTTACGAAACGGTATTAGCGTACATGATTTTAATAACTTAGATTATTAATAAATATAACAAAAACCGGAGACTCTAAAATGCAAAAAGTAACGCTTGAAAACTTAACGGTAACGTTAGAACATGACGCTTTTATGGATAACGATAACTTAGGAAATGCCGCGTATTTTGCGTACGCGAGAGACCTGCAAGGAACACAATGCCTTGTAAAATGGTATATAATTTGTGAAGACGACCACGGGGACGCGAGAAACGCATGTGACTGGGAAACGCCCGAATCTATAACTATTATATGAGGGTGAAAAAATGATTGACGAAGAAACTGAAAACTATATTGAGCATGAAGTACGCCTTCGATTGCATGAAGTACGCCTTCGATTGCATGATGAACGCTTTAAAATACAAGAACAAAATTTTCTTGAAATTAAATCTGAACTTAAGGAATCCATTAACTCATTAAGAAAAGACATGGAAACCAATTTCAGGTGGACGTTAAGTATAATTATCGGCGTGTTTTTGGGGTCGGTAGTGGCTAAGTTCTTCGGGTAATAGAAGGTGAAAAAATGATTGACGAATACAAAGTAAATACCGAGGTACGGATACAACTACTGGAACGCATCGCGGACTCAATAGACAAAAGATTTGAGCACTTAGAAAATAAAATCGATGCTAGTGTTAACTCGCTAAGAAAGGATATGGAAACCAATTTCAGGTGGACGTTAAGTATAATTATCGGCGTGTTTTTGGGGTCGGTAGTAGCTAAATTCTTCGGATAATACTTGAGCAAGGACGCTCTTAACTTTGAGAGTAAATGATGCTAAACCCCGAGACCGAAAAGTATATTGATCACGAGGTCAGAATACGGATACAAGAGCGGTGTTACACGCAGTTGAATAAGAAGCTGGATATTATTATGGGGATTTGCGGCGCGATTTTCACAGTCGTACTACTTCCGATTATTTTACACAGTATGAAATTAATATAGCAAGTGAGAGTAAATAAAAATGATGACTTTGTTACTTACGGTATTAATACCCGGACAACCAGACTTTAAATGGGAGTACTACAATGTACACCCTACGACTTGCGTGTCAAGCGTAGGACTACAATACCGCTGGCGGTCTATGAGCCACCCTGTTATTAAGGTTGTTGGGGTATGCACGCCTAATGAAAAAACCCCATATAACGGATATAACAAGACATATACTATAACGTGTGTGGATAAGAACGGGTGTTCAGTAGTCGAGTCGTAATCAAATTGAGTACACTGTGCGCAACTACCTAGGGGTAAAAAAATGTTTGACGAAAAAACTATTAATACCGAAGTACGTGTGCGGATGCTTGAACGTATCGCGGATTCAATAGACAAAAGGTTTGAGCACTTAGAAAATAAGATTGATACCCAGTTTAAACGGACAGTGGGGATAATGATCTCGATGTTTGGGGTGATGGTCTCAATGCTCGGGGGTTTAATAATTGCTAAACTGGTATAAATTTTATACTATTTTTTAGTACTAAAATCAACCAATATGTTGACCAATATTTAAGCAGGAACTCGAGTTAACAGACCGTAGCAAAACGCAGCACACTGGGCGGAATATAAACTAAAAACCCGCTATATCTGATTATCAAAATAATCAGACTTAAGGAATCGCACGCAGTGACCAGTATACCACATTTAAGGAGACTATAAAATGCAGAGCTTGTTCATCACATGAAAGAGGGGGACTTGTCTACGCTATCAATAGAGTTAAAACATGAGTTATTACACAATTACGAAAAGGAAGAAAAATGGAAAAATTAACACTAGCCCTTTTAGCAATTTCTTTTAATGCGCATGCCGCGCTTCCGGTTTGGGGAGCAGAAATTGCTGGCCGTGACTTAAACGCACCAGGTGCCTCATGGGCTGGCCATGTGGCGTTAACCTGGGCGGAATACATGGGAACCGAAACTTATTGGATTCTTGAAGCGCTTAACGAGACTCCGGTACTACAAGCAAATTATTTGGGTTATTTTACAACGCGGTCATTTTACTGGGGAAGTAAATACGGCATTGGCGATGACGGGTATTACTCTTGGCTTGTAACCAGATTCGCAAACTTTCAACGGAATTTAAATTGCGCAGGTTATAGTTTTTTGCCAAAATACGGCTATGGAACCGTTGACGTATGGGGGAATATAATTACATGTGGGTACTACCGTTGCGATTCCTTCGTTTCTGCCTCATTTGGTTATGCTGGATATATAAATCCGTACTACGCGAACGAACATAGAAGTAGCCCTTCGTTATTGCCTCTAACTATCTTCCAATGGTTCCCCAAAAGTAATGAAGATGCTTATCCCAGAGTAGTTACGCCAATGAAGGCGCAGTCTGTTCCCTTCGGACAACTAACATTTGACGACATTAAATCAATGTCAACGGAAGAGCTATACGACTCAATGCTGTTATCGTCTGATACTCTAACCGACAAAGATATAAAAAACTTATCCGAGTATGTTACACACGATGATATCGACCCTGAAAAACGCAAAATGCTTGTTGATTACTTAGGTCTTGAGGCTGGATTTAAATCAATTAAAACGCTAATTGAACTCTATAAAACGCTAGACCCCGTTAAAGACGCGGTAGTCTACAACCGTATCTTGCCGGACATACAAATTCTTTATCAAAAAAATAATATACATAAACATAAAAAAGAATCGAAGGTCTTGAATGATTTTTTTACCAGCATATTAGATAATACTACTATGCACAAGGATATCGTAATCCGAGGAATTTTAAACTTGAATTCAAAAAATATGGATAAGGAAATAGCTAAAAAGTTAATAAAAACGCTCGAATCTAACATGCTTGAAGGTCAATCAATAAATTTAAAGATGCAATTGTTTTTTGCTTGCAAAGAGTATCAGAAAGAAATAGCCCTAAATCTTATTGATATTATGGACAATACAAAAAATGCTGATGTTGCTAATATAATTAATGCAAGGTTAGTCGGATATCTGGGAAATATCGGTCTTGACATAATAGACAAAGAAACAAAAAACATTCTTTCAAATTATTTTTTATCAAGAAAAGCGGAATTTACGCAAATAAACAATAGAATGGTATCTAATAGCCCGTCAATGAGTCTTGACCCGGTAATGTGGTTAGAATCCTATGCCCTTTTAATTAGCGAAACACATGCTGATGCGGCGGAATATATTGTAACCTTTGTTAGTCCGTTGCAAGAAGACAAGAAAAAGATTTATCTAATGGCATTATCCAATACTGAGTACATTAAAAAAGCTTTTGTAAATAATGAGTTCTTGAAAACGTTTAAGGAAAATAATAGAAATTTATTTTCTATAATCGATTTTAAGCCTATTGTGGCAGGGGCATCGCTATAAATGTTTCACGTGAAACATATTTACGGGTAAAAGACTGAGGCGTAGGCATCGAGCTGGCTTTGAATAAGAGTAATTTTTTCATTCAATAAGTCCCGCTCGTTCATAATGTACGCGCAGAACGCGCTACCCACACAAACGCATAAACCAAAAATAACGATAGGCCAAATTTTCAATTCTCAAACACCCTATTAATCCAGCCTCTGAAAAACACTTCTTGTTTCGGATTGCGATTAACAATTGATAAGTAATACTGAACTTCTCGAATTCTAATTGCGTCTATTAACCACTGCGTATTTGAATGATTAAGGGCGTCAATAGTACGTACCCCACAATTCCCGTCAATCTTTACGTTTAAATACGTCGAACAATGATTGACCGCGTCTTGTGTTATTGTGATCGCCTCAAAAATTCCAATATTAACGGCAAGTAAAAATATTAAGTTCGCAACCTGCTGGTTATCAAGCGTACTTAATTGTAGTTTGTCCCAGTAGTCTTTGCGGTATAGTACAATCGCCTGCTCGGGCGTTAATCGTAAAATGTCTAAGTCGGGATATTCGCGTTGACTTATTCCGTACTTAGTCAAACCCCCACGGTCTTGAGGGTCATGCGTTAAGCCGCCCTCAATCCGTATGATATCCTTATCAAATATCGCCATTTTCTAAGCCTCAAATATGTTTCACGTGAAACATTTAATACGGGTAATTTAACAATGTGGCGGAAATATTACCGAATGCGTTCGCCGTTCCTCCGGTAAAAAATGCAATCGCGTACAGACTGACGCTGGCCGGAGCGGTTAGGCTAAGCTGTACCGTAGGGGTTATGCATCCCGTAGTATCGGACGCCGCGGTTATTGGCGTGCCATAGCCTAAGAACGAATAGTCTGGCTCGGGGTCTCCGGTAATAGACGTCCAAGCGGACATAGAAACCGCGGTAGGTGAGACCGCTGAAAAACCCACGTTAACGTTTCCATCTATCCGCCATAATCCCGGAGGCAAGGAGATAGCCCCAATGGCTACCGCTCCCCCCGATGTGGGTAAACTTACAGTTGCCGCCGCCGCGATGTTCGTAGTTATATATGTTCCGAGTTGCAACCAGTCGTTATTTGCCGCGGGTACAGACGTATTAGTTGGCACCATGCTAATATAGTTTTTATTTAAGTACCGAACCATTGCGCCTAGGGGATAATTAGCCGCGCCGCCGCTGCCTACGGGTACGTATGTCGGCAAGCCCTGCGTTTGTATAATCTGTAATGCCGTTGTGATATCAAAAAATAATTGATTCATTTGCTGGCGTGGCACAGGAATTGCCGAGGGGTCGGTTAATAGATTCGCTTCATAATTCGGCGTAAACCCGTATTGATACGACATATTTCCCGTAGAGCCTCCGGTATTGGGTATCGCAGTATCGTCCCCCTGACCGCCAAAGGGGTATAAAAAATAAGGATTAGGTGTTGGCATGAAAAACTCCTGTTCTAAAATAGGCCATAATGTATAAATGTTCCGTTTTCGAAATTTTGATAATTACTGCTAAAACCCCAGATAGCCTGTTGGCCTTGTAAAATATACCGTATTCCCACCCCGGCCGGGCGTGGCAGGATGTCGGTAGCGATTAACGCTTTTAAAAGCCAGTAAGGGAAATCTGTAGTTGTAAAAACATACGCGATTGTCATATCTAAATAATCAATCACATACATTTGACCAGTAAATCCGATGTTACTAGTCGCGCATAAATAAGTTAAAAACGTGTTTATGCTGTACGTAGTTATCTCTGAGGTGGTACTTGTGGGTATCCCCGCGATATTTCCCAATGTTGAGAGCTGAAAATATCTTAATCGTAAAAGAAATTGTTGCTCCCCAATGGTTAACGGGAAATTTTGCCCTTGCGTTGAAAAATTACCCAATCCGAAATTTTTATACGTATTTTCTAAGTCCGGGAAAGTCGGGTCGTAAGCGTTAAAACCCCATAACGGTTTATCCGTTGGCTCGGTCTCAAACGGAACAAACAACGGTAGCTGTAAAATTATAGACCAAACGGCCATCCCAAAAAAAGTGGGCGTGGTAGTAGCTAGATTAAAAACCGTGTTATACCAGTTAACCCAAAACTCGGTTTGGAAGGTATTATACCAAGATTGTTTTTTACTTAACAAACTCAACAAATTAGTAGCGTCATTATATTGCCATAAAATGGCTTGTAATAAATCCACACTGTAATCAAATTCTTGAATTTTCATGATAGGAAATTCACAACGATATTACCGGGGACGATTGTCGCTACCTGATAAACCGCGATAGCTATCTCCGTCGGCAGCGTCGGCGCAGTAGGGCTTATTGCAATATAAAGGCTCTGTACGTAGACCTCTGGTAACTGAGACGTTATCGCTCCGGCAAGCTCAAAACTTGAAACGTTTTGACCAACCGTCAGACCGGCAATCCCAGATATTTGCCCTGTCGCGTAGTTAACAATAGCCTGTTTAATTGCAGTAATAGCGTTGGTTACGGACGAGAGAAGTTTAACATTAACAACCACATTAATCGGGATTTGTGTGGGTACATCAAAAAGTATGGTCATTTGCTGGTTACTAAACGGCACGATAATAACCGCTTGTATTTGAGTACCAGGGCCATTATTGTACGCCGCCCCCGCGCTTTTTTTAGAAACTAAGGCTTGCGCTATAGTTGAAGGTATGCCGGGTATTCCTAACGCGAGGTTAGTCACACTAGCCCACCCGGAAACCGGTGTTACAATAGTGGTTAAAGAGGCTATAGGGACGGGTATAGCTCCGGTTGATAATGCTTGAAAGAGTACTCCCGCAAGCGAACCCCCGCCCGGTATCGTCACGGCTACTAACGTTTGGAACACCGCGCCGCCGCTCGAAGCCTTAGAACCCGCGGGAATTACGGTCGTCGGCGTACCGGTTACCGTTGCAAGAACCTCAGAATTCGTACCGATTGCTTGCTGGTTTGCGGTTAAGGATGCCGCCGGATTTGTTACCGTTGACCATCCCGTAACCGGCGTTACAATTGTGGTTAACGTCAAAGGATTAACCACAATTGCGCCTAAATTCACCGCTTGAAATAAAACGTTGGTAATCGTACCGCTCGCCGGGATTGTAACCGCGTTTAGGAGTTGAAACACATTAGGAGCACTATCAGAAACTTGCGAACCGGCAGGAATTATTGTAGCCACCGTGCCCGTCAATGTGGCTAAAACAACCGTAAAACTGTTTTGAGCGTTGTAGTTCACGCAGGCGTAAATGGAATGGCTAACCATTGTAACGCCCTGTATAACTTGCGTAGTTGCCGCCACATTTTCCAGAAATCGCATACTTAGAACGCCGGGTACTTGCAAAACGCCTGACGTTATCGCTTGAGCTACCGCCGCTCCTTGTGACGCCAAGGTGTTATTTCTGAACAACCGGGCTACTACGTCCGATTGTGTGGCCATGCCTAAAACCGCCTGCGAATTTGCGGTAATAGAATCCCATCCCAAAACATTACTAATAATATTAGTCAGCGTTCCGGCGTTACAGGGTATCGCGCCTGTTGCTACTGACTTAAATTCTACATCAGATACGAAGCCCTCCACCGGAATCGTAACCGCCGCCGTTGTTTGAAACACATTATTCTTACCTGATCCCGTTTCTGCAGCTTGAGAGCCGGCGGGTATTATTGTACCGGATACGCCGTTGACGGTAGCAAATACGGAGGACGATGTGGCAGGCGTGCGTGCAATACCGGACAGCGACATTATCGCGTCAAGGAACGTACCCCCGGCAACATTAGGGTTTATCTGATTAGCGAGAGCAACGTTATTATCGGCTACCGCAATTCTGGCGAGGGCTTCGGTAACGATTAAAAGCCCTTGCGGTGTGGATGCACCCATAGGCGTTAACGTATTGGGAACGATTAACTGTTGCCCAAACGTGTCTTGGTACTCTGTAGCGACCTCCGATAAGATAGTCCCCGCATCTGAGGTAATTACCCCGTCCTCGACTATATACGTATACACATCAGCCATTGATTGCCCCGTTGCCGTAGATTGTGCTTATAATTGCCGTGTAAGTTACAGTCGGTTGATTCGGCGCGGCGTGTATTGTTGCGGCAGTCCGACCAGTAACTATTGATAGTACCTCATTTACTTCTGGAACGGATAGTAAGGTCTGGCGTAAAGCTGACGTAAATTGCGAGATATTTGGCACGCCAGACCATACCGTCTGCGCGTAGGGAACACCCACAGACGTATTAAAAATCAATTCGCCAAGCAAAGTTTTTGCGGCTTCCGAACATTCCTCTAAAACCGCCTGTAAATCGTAGCTTACGGAGATATTTCCGTCGGCATCTAAATATAGATCGTTATACGAAACGCCCGAAATTGTGCCGTTAACGTTTGCTGACAGGCTTAAACTTGTCATGGTGTTATCGTCCCTGTTGCAAGAATCGATCCGTTAAGATGTAAGACGTTACCAGCGTCGCCCATGTCGATACTTATTTCTTTTGATTTTATGGTAACCCCCGTGGCGCTTAACGCAATGCACACACTCCCGTCTAGGTTTTGCAAAACTATATTATCCGTGTTACTGGAGTCAATTGTAAATCCTCGCATAGCATCAGGAATAAATAAACCATCAGCGAAATTTTTAACGCGGAAGGTGTTGGGCTGCCCTTGCGTATAATTTTGTAAAAAATTACTCGTGTCGCGGTCGCTCGCTAAAATCCACCCCATATCCCCCGCTTTTATTGGATAGCTTAAGATAAACCCTCCGCCCCCGGCAACCATCACCGGGACGCTTGCAACCACCGGTCGCGGCACATGAGAACCGTCCGTGGTAATTAGCGTGATTAAAATTTGAACTTGTGCCCGGTTAGACGCTCGGTCATACGATACTACTTGAGCGGGCATCATCCCGTCCGTATTTTGCATTAGTTTACTAAATGCAAATTGTATCGCACCGGCGAGGCTGCCGTTATTTGCCGGATCAAGTGAGGGGTTATTGTTGCTCATCGTCTACGCGCCGCCTCCGCTATGTAATAGAACGGTACGTCACGGCTGGCTATATCAAACCCCAATTTGTAAATTGCGTATATGCCATTTGCTGCGGGATACATAGTACTACGTATATCCAAACCGCCGCCCAGCTTTGTTTGATTATCTACCAAAAATTTAACTTTTATACCTTGCTCGGTGAATTCGGGTATTCCGATCATTCCGGTTTCGGCGCTTAAAATTCGTGTTGTGTTACTCAAAGGAATGAAGGCGTCCTTGACAACCAAAGTGTTATCATCAATAAAAACGTTATAATTTCCCAGATTTCCGGCATTCTCAACTTGTTTTAAAGCTCCTCCGGCGTAGGAATAATTTCCAATATTTTTGTCTTGCGTTTGGAAATTTAAAACGGTATCGGTGTCTTGCGCAATCTGCGAAGTCACTTGTTTAAGAGTCGCTTGGCCGGGTTGATTGCGTGTAATCACATTACCTTTAACAAAATTACCGGTCAAGCATTTTAAGGTCGTTTGGATATCTGGAGGTTGTGAGACAGTAACGTTGGTAATGTTGCCCACGTATATAATGCTCGTGCCGTAACTCTCGCGCCCGGCTTTTAGCGTGACGCGTTTCGCGGTACGGTTCAAGTTATACGGTGAGGTTTCCGTTAATAAATAGTCTTGTGTGTCTTTGTCTAAATTTGATATTGAAATAGTCGCTTCGTTTTGTAGGGAGTTTCCGTATTTTGTGCCTGTTGCGGTGATATTTAAAGGCGATGAATACGTTTTAGTCTGTCCGTTGACCTCAATAACCACTGTAATTATGCGCGGGTCAAGAGCGTTTGTCATATCGGTATCACAAAAGTACCGGCGGCAATTTGTGCTAACTCGATAGGCGAGGCATAAATTAAAAACTGGTCAATACCGAAAAAATTATAATCCGGGTATTCATCGTCATCAGTGACCAATACAAAATTTCCGACTTGCATATACGCGGAGGCGATAATCGCGCCGTTGGGAACTAACCGCACGCCCGATACCACTTGGACGTTATCAATTGATATCGTGGCAGCCATAACATTTCCACAGGCTAAAATCTCGATATCATAGTTTGTTAAATCGAGTTGAATTGATAACGATTGATTCGGTATTGCGGATAATGGGACGGTAATCATGTGGCTGCCCCCTTGAACGCGCCCGCCGGTTTTAAGCCGGTCAACGCAGACGCGTAACTTCCTGAGCTGGCAGGCGTACCTTGCTGCGTACCGCGTTTTTGAGTTGTCGAATTTCTCGGGTTTTTAGGCACAACGCCGTACTGGGCTGTAACAAAAATAACCTCTTTTAAGCTTAACGCAACGGTAAGCGCGTCATAAATTGTTGGGTCTTCTTCGTGCGGTAAAGATTCGATGATCTGATTTTCGTACACCCCGGCTCGTGTTTGCACGACCAGCAAAGTACCTGCTAAATAATACTGTCTAATAGTCGCGTACACGTCTTTATAATCGCGTGAGTTTAAGATTAAAGACAGCTCGATTTCAACGGGTTGGATAACCCTGTGGTCTGTAATCACAATTCCGGTTTCGACCGGGTGCTCCATAATTTTAGCTTGTTCTTTTACTACCGCTTTTAGAATACGGGCTGCGCGAAAAATCTGGCGGTAACCCTGTGTAAAAACCGCGACATTATCTGTCTGGAAAAACGGGGTTACCGCTCCTAGAACCGTTGAAAGTATGTTCGCCATTAGCTATGCACCGGCGTATCAAAATAAGCGTTTGATTGTTTAATCTGATTCGTTAAGTCCCCACCGATAGCGTTTGCAATTCCTTGCGAATCGGTCGCTTGTGTATTCACATTTATAGCATTGATGTTCACCGTTTTATTTGTATTTGTGCTAGACGTATTTGACCCGGGAATAATCGGCAAGATATGGCCGCCGCTTCCGCGCACTAAATCTTTACCGTTTGTTACGCCAATAGTTAACTTTCTATTTCCGCCATGGAATATGTTTTCTATTAATTCTTTGACTTTATTCAACGCCGCGATAATAGTATCAATCGGGTGTAAAAATGCGTAAGCTGCTTGGGTCATTATTTTAAAAGCCCCTTTAATTGCATCTGCCGTCTTAGGATACTTTTCTAATAAATAGCCTAAAACCGAATCCTGACCTTTTAAAAATGCTTGGACGTCATCATACACAATCGCAAATAAAGCAATTAGTCCTCCGATTAAGAGGGACATCGCAATTATAGGCGCACTTGCAATTAAAAAGCCTCTACCGATAAATAAAGCCGCCGCGCCAATAGCGTACAACGCGCCTATCACTAGGTCTTTATGTTCTAATACGGTTTTAATCGTTTTGTATAAAATGTCATAGAATTTTGTTAAATAGGGAACTGCGATTGACGCAATGTAATTAAAAAGCCCGTGTTGCGCTATTTCACTTTTTTTAATCGCTAGGTCGTATTTTCCGAACGCCTCGGCGTCCTTAGTCGTTATCGTAAACAGTTCTTTTTGAGACTTGATGATATCTTCAATTTCTCGGCGTCCTTGCTGTAACAGCAAGATTGTACCTTCGTCAAGCCCTAAGCCCTTTCCAACTTGTTGCGCGCGTTGTGGGCTTAAACGGCTTAATAAATCTGCGTACTTCGGTAAAGCTTTTAACGCAATGGCAGGTGTTGATCCGAATTTATCACTGAGAGATTTTAACGTGCTTTCAAACTGCTTGGCATCGCCGCCCGCAAGCGTGACCGCGTTACCCC